AAAGAGGTTAGTGAACTTAGTGGGTTGTTAACAGATACACCAGTTGATTATCAATGGTTGATGGATACCACTGAGAAGTGGTGTCGTGACCGTGCTATATACTTAGCATTAATGGAATCTATTGCATTAGCAGATGGAGAAGATGACAAAAAAGGAAGGGATGCTATTCCTAGTATTCTCTCTGACGCTTTGGCTGTTTCTTTCGATAATCATATAGGACACGATTACTTAGAAGATTACGAAGAGAGATATGACTTATATCACAGGAAAGAAGAACGAATTCAATTCGACCTCGACTTCTTTAATAAGATTACGAAGGGTGGGGTTCCGAATAAAACACTCAATATTGCTCTCGCTGGCACTGGTGTTGGTAAGTCTTTGTTCATGTGTCATGTCGCAAGCAGTGTGTTACTCCAAGGAAAGAACGTATTATACATCACGCTTGAAATGGCTGAGGAAAAGATTGCAGAAAGAATTGATGCTAATCTTTTAAATGTAAATATACAGAATATAACTGAACTTCCCAAACCGATGTTTGATAAGAAGGTTGGTGGTATTGCAAAGAAGACACAAGGAACTTTAATTATCAAAGAATATCCTACTGCATCAGCACACTCAGGTCATTTCAAAGCACTATTAAATGAACTATCGTTGAAAAAATCTTTTAAACCTGATATAATATTCATAGATTACTTAAACATCTGTGCATCAAGTCGTTATTCCAAATTAGGCAATGTCAATTCTTACTCCTATATTAAAGCGATTGCGGAAGAACTCCGTGGTCTTGCAGTTGAAGCTAATGTACCTATCATCTCCGCTACTCAGACGACTCGCTCTGGCTATGGTAGTAGTGATGTCGATCTTACTGACACAAGTGAGTCCTTTGGTCTTCCAGCCACTGCTGATCTTATGTTTGCTCTTATATCTACTGAGGAACTGGAAGCGTTAAATCAGATAATGGTTAAACAATTAAAGAACAGATATAATGATCCAACCATCTATAAGAGGTTTGTGATTGGAGTTGATCGTGCTAAGATGAGATTATACGATTGTGAACAGAAAGCACAAGATGATATTCTTGACAGTGGTAAGGAAGAAGAGTATAATGATATGAAACAAAAACCTAAAAAATCATTTGCAGAATTTAAATTTTAATGACTAAGAAAATTGACTTTGATAAGTACGCTCTATTCGTGGATGGTGTCACATCCGATTCCAGTAAGGATTATCAATGCTTTATTGAAAGTATTAGTTCCCTTGACGGAAAGGGTGCCAATATTCACAGGCTTCTTACTGCTGCTGTTGGCATTAGTGCTGAAGGTGGTGAGTTTATGGAGATTGTCAAGAAGATGGTTTTCCAAGGTAAACCTTGGGACGAGCATAATCGAAAGCATCTTATTATTGAGTTGGGTGACGTTATGTGGTATGTAATGCAAGCATGCAAAGCATTAGATGTTTCAATCGAAGAAGTGGTTGCAGGTAATGTAGATAAATTAAAAAAGAGATATCCTGGTGGAGAGTTTAATGTCTACCAATCAGAAAATCGTAAGGAGGGAGACCTATGAGGGATCAATTAATTAAAGCACTATTAGCTCATGCACAAGGTGATATACAGAAACATGTAGCAAACGTAGAAGTTTATTTGACTAATCCTGCAGGTATAGGAGAGCATTCAAATATTGTGGAGGCAATCGAAACAGAACTTGATATGATTGCAAAGTACCAAGATCAGATAGATATCATACATAAATATTTCAAAAAGTAATTGAAATATGTTCAAAGCGCAAACTGAGGACAAAGAATCTTTACAAGCATTAGCATTTTCTTTAAGACAGAATAAAGGATCTGATATTACCTTTGATGACATAAGGAATGCTATGACAAATTATAACGCACAACCTTACTCTGTTAGAGATTGTTGTGGTATAGATGAAACTAAATTAGTTCCAAGATTTAATAACTGGGTAACTACTGGAGATGAAAAAGATGTAGAGGGTTGGATAAATTCATCTATGTGGACAGCTAATGCTGTTATTGGTTCACATGTTCCGTCGAGAGGAGATTATATTTTTTATAATACGATTGGAGATCCAATATTTAGAGGTGCATTTAAAAAATTAGCACAGGATGTGGTTAAAAATGCAAAGAATGCAACTGTTAGAAGAGTATATTCAATCGTATCAGAAGGGACAGGAGATAAATGGAATCCTGCTGACGTTATAGCAATAAAAAAAGATCAATCAAATAAAGTTATTGGAGAATGGGAAAATTTTAAGAAGGGTAAACCAACGTATAAATCTGACACAACAATAAAAAAGGAAAACGAAAAATTACTTAAAGATAATAAAAATAATGTATCATTAAATCTTGTTGATGATATGGGCATGCTTTTTGATTATAATCAATATGTAGATGATCTTTATAAATCAAATACGTGCATTCCAATATCCTTAAAAAAAGTAGCACCAACGGCGAAAGAATTGAAAGAGGTTACTACTCCTAATGTTCTGATAAAAAAATTTGATCATAAGGCAACACAAGGAATAGAAGATTCTATAAATCTAGATATTGAAATTACAAGTGTTGACTATAAACCTGATGCTATGAAGTGTATTGTTAATTTTAAATTAGCAGGAGAGAGTGGTCATTTTATGGACATAAGGGGATTTGAGAGTAGTAAAAAAGTTGCTAATGTTCAGATGCAACTTCAAAAGGGAACAGCTGCCAACCACGGTAAGGCAACACTACCTGCGTTTTCTTTGATTACAATACTATCAAATGGTTTGAGAGCTGTGAATACTGCTAAAAAAATTAGAAAAAAACTTTTTGGTAACATACCAATACCAAGCAGTCCAGATCATAAATTTACTGATTATCAACTTTTTAATAGATATGCTTTTAACAGAAGAGGTAGATTCTCACAAGAAACTATAAGTGATGATGCTATGTTATGGGCAGAGTATTGCAATCAATTATCATCAGATAAAATGAGTGTGACAAAATTTATGGAACAATATAATAGAAAATTAGGAAGAAATAATTACAAAGATGCAGCTAAGTATCTAAAAAACAAAGTCCAATCATATGAAGTTGGTTATGTTTTAGATAAGGGCAAAGGTAAAATATCAGATTTGGTGAAACAAAATATTATGAAAAGTGTATACTCATTAGCAGCATCAAAAGGATTTAGAATATTTGGTGATAAAAAAATTACTGATTATATGACATCTAGCACATATATTAAAGTTGGAGGATAATGAAAAAAAATATCCCTATAGAAGATTTGATAGACTCATATGACTCTGATGAAAAGAACAAAGGTAGAAGATATCGTGAGTTCTTATATCATTGCTATACTAAATTTGAGAAAGAGATTGAGAAGATAAAATCTAAAAAGATGATAAATAGGTATATCACTATGAGAAATAATACTCTTAGTTACTTAATTCAAAACGAAAAAGAGATAACTTTAAAATTATCCAAATGAAATCTTTTTTCCAATTCCTCGAATCTAATGCTGTCCAACAAGCAACCCGTATGGGGTTGACTAGTGATGGTCATGGAGGATGGTACGATAAAAAGGGTGAGTTTGTCGCAAAGACAGAGAAAGGATCATTAAAATTCTTTAACAAAAGACAAAAAGTTGGTGAACAAGATCCACCATCTACAGAGAAAGAAAAAAGTTTATCTGGTATGAAACCAGCAGGTGCACAACAACCTGCACAAGAACCAGTTGCTAAATTACCAGAAGCACCACCAGAAGTTGAGAAAACAAAAGGAACATTGACTGTTGCCTTTGGTAGATTTAATCCACCTACAACAGGACATGAGAAACTATTAAATCAAGTTGCGAAGTCATCTGATGAAAATGACTACATCATTGTGCCATCAAGAAGTCAGGATGCAAAGAAAAATCCATTAGATGCTGATAGTAAGATTGGTGTCATGAGACAGATGTTTCCAAAGCATAGTGAGAAAATTGTCAATGATCCTGCCAATCGAACCATCTTTGATGTATTAAAGAAAGCACATAATGATGGATATGCAGGTGTCAGAGTTGTTGGTGGTGCAGATCGTCAGAAAGAATTTGATAAATTAGTCAATACTTATAATGGAAAGTTATATAAGTTTGATAAAGTTGAGGTAGTATCAGCAGGTGATCGTGATCCTGATGCTGATGATGTTACAGGAATGTCTGCATCAAAGCAGAGAAAAGCAGCTGCAGAGGGAGATCTTAAATCATTTATGAAAGGTATTCCATCTACAATGGAAAAGAAAGCGGCAGAAGATTTATATAAGAATATAAGAAAAGCAATGAATATTAAAGAAGGTTGGAATCTTTGGGAGATTGCACCTAAGTTTGATTGGGAGGGGTTGCGTGAAAACTATATTAGAGAAAAGGTATATCAAATTGGTCACTTAGTTGAAAACTTAAATACAGGATTAGTTGGACGTATTATTCGTCGTGGAGCAAATCATCTTATCTGTGTTACAGAGAATAATTTTATGTTTAAATCTTGGATAAAAGATGTATCAGAAACAAGAAAAGAATCATTTGATACACTTACAGATGTATCAGGTGTTCCAGCAAATCAAAGAGAAATTGGCACTGATGCACTACGAAAATACACCGAAACTATGGTGAAAGGAAGTGCCTACGGAAAACATTTCCTAAATAAATATAGGAAAAAATCAAAACAATAAATTGATGGACAAACCAGTGGCTGCTGCTCCAACAGGAGCGAAGGAAAAAGTTGAGAAGCAAGCAAGACAACTTGCTTATGATGTAAGGTATAAGACAAAGCAATCACTTGCTCAGAAGAGTGGTGGAAAATTAGATCCTGCACAGGTTCAGAAAGCTTATATGTCACAACTTGCTAAGTCTCCTGCACCACCAGCAGTGAAGTCAAGAGCAAAACAAATGTTAATGGGAGAGGACTATAAGGTAGGTCTTGGTAAGTTAGTATCTGATAGTGCTGCTACTGCATTATATAAAGTGTTTGTTGAGCATCATCAGAAAGATGCTAATGGTAAGGTCATAGAGCATGGTGATGGTACTCCCAGTTCTGAAGATATAAACGAAGAAGAGAAGTCATATAAGGTAAGAGTCACAGATAAAAAAACAAGTAATTCTTATGTTAGAATGGCAACTCGTGCAAAGATTGGTGAACTTCGTTCTAATCCAAACATTGCGTCTGTTGAAATGACAGAGTATGGATCACCTACTAAGTCAGAAAAATACAAGGGTAAGCAGACTGCTGATGCTAAGAAAGGAAAATTAGCAAAGAAAGATTATGATGGTGATGGTAAAATCGAAACAGGAACTCAGGAATACATGGGTTCAAAAGATAAGGCTATCAAAAAAGCAATGGCAACTCGTAAGGAAGAGTATTCTTGGAGAGATGGTTTTGCTGAACTGATTGAAAAGAAAGATAAGGAAGAGAAGAAAATTACTGGTGAAGGTGTAAATAACAAGAAACTTATCAAAGTTTTCCCTGATGATGTGAAGGAAATGTATGGTAGTGCCGCTGGAACTGGTGCAACAATGGCAAAACCACAACCACCAAAAGAGGATAAAAAAGAAGATCCTCAAATAGCATCTAAGGAAAAGAAACAGGCAATGCTTAAAAAACAAGTGTTGATGAAGAAGTTACAAGCAGTTCGTGCAGGTGCAGGTTCTGACATTACATCTTCTTATGAACCAGAGAAGAAATTGACTGAGGGTGAAGACGGACCTTGTGATCCAAAACCAGAAACACCAGAAGGTATGGGTGACATAACCTTTGATGCAGGTGGAGCAATTCCTACAACTATCAAGGCTATTGGTGATCCAAGAGAACTTGAAACTGCAATGAGGTTAAAGAAAACTCAACTTCGTGCGTCTGGTCTTAACATGTCTCATGAACTAGAAGGTGACATGGTTGAAGGAAAAGAAGAGGGTGGATACATATCAAATGCTGCAAAAGCAGAAGTGAGAAACCTAAGAAGATTTGGTAAGAAAGGTAGTG